ATGGGCACGTTCCGCAAGCGCGGGGACACCTGGCGCGCAGAAATTAGCAAGGCCGGGGTCAGGGAAAGCAAAACCTTCGATACCAAGCGGGAGGCCCAGGAGTGGGCCGCAGCCAGGGAAACCGAGATTTCCACGGTGGCTGTGGGCGGAATCACGCCGAAGACCGTTGCGCAGGTGCTGGAGCGATACGCCGAGGAAATCTCTCCCAGGAACAAGGGCCACCGCTGGGAGCGAGTCCGTATCGTCAGGTTCCTTAAGGAGGAGCCAGGCTTGTGCGCGAAGATGATCCACACAGTGGCCACCCCAGACTTGGCCGCCTGGAGAGATCGCCGGCTGGCGAAAGTCCAGCCCGTCTCCGTTCGGCGGGATATTGCCCTGCTGCGCGCTGCCTGGGGCTATGCCAGGCGAGAGTGGAAAAACCTGAAAGAAGACCCCTGGTCGGATCTGACCATGCCGCCAGAGGGGCGCCACCGGGATCGGATCTACACCCAGGAGGAGATAGACCGCCTAGTGTTGGCGCTGGGCTGGGAAGAGGGCGAACCCGTGACGACTTCCAGGCAGCAGGTCGCGGTGTGCTTCCTGCTGTCGCTGGAAACAGCCATGCGCTCAGGGGAATTGCTCTCCTTGGAGCATGCTCAGGTCGATCTCAACAGCAAGGTTGCTCAGCTCGACCAAACTAAGAACGGGGATCGCCGGGCCGTGCCGTTGTCCTCGCGCGCGGTGTCTTTGATGCAATCGCTCGCCGGAGTCGATTCCGAAAAGCTGTTCACGGTCACTCCTGCGCTTCGAGACGTGTATTTCCGCCAGGCAAAGGCCATTGCTGAGGTCGACGGTGCGACGTTCCACGACGCCCGCGCCACGGCGCTGACGCGGCTGTCTAAGAAGCTGTCGATCTTGGAGTTGGCGCGAATGGTCGGGCACCGAGATCCGCGCAGCCTGATGATCTATTACCGCGAGAGCGCGGCTGACATTGCGAAGAAACTGGATTAGCGCGCCTTCCGTCCGTCGGGCGCTTGGCGCTTCCCGTCGATCCAGTCCTCGACCTCTTCCGCTTTCCAGCGACGTGCGCCGCCGAAGATAAAGGGGCGCGGGAAGTCCCGGCGCTTCGTTAGGCGATCGCGTACATGCCCAGGGTTCAGGTTCAGGCGCGCGGCGATCTCGGTGTGCGTAATGAAACGGTCTTCCATGGCTTTCTCCATATGTCTGGGGTTATGAGCGGCGTTCGTTGTTCGGGTGCAGCTTTTCCAGCCCTGCCACCACGGCCATGATTCGGTCGTAGTGGGCCTTGGCTTCCGGCTCGCCGGTCCAGTCGCCGGGGGTCAGGGTGTGGCACTCGCGCAGCCCAGAGGCCTCTTCGGTGAGTAGCTGGATGGCCTCGGCAATGGGGTCTGTCGTGCTGCTGGTGTTGGGGGTCATAAGCACCTCATTGCTTCTTCGATGAAGATTTGCGCTTGGGCCGCGTTGATCGCGTTGCCATAGGCGCGCAGTCGTCCCACTCGGGAGGGAGCGCCATCAACCAGCGGGAATGTGCCGGGTTCAACTGGCCGCCACTTTCCATCCCGGCAGAGGAGCCAATCAGCAGCTGCCCAGAAGCCGTTAATCGGGCCGGGCCGCAGATCGCCGCGAAGTCCTGAAGGAGCTGCTGCACCTTCGTTCCGTCCGGCCTGGTCATGTTCATCGCCGATTCCGGGTTGCCCGTGCGGTCGTTGTTGCAGGAAGGCGTGGGCCACCCCGCCATCTGGGCTTGCATCGGCAATCCGTTCCTCGGGTCCGGTGCCAGCTCGCCCCGCTTCTCCGCATCGTTCGCCCGAGGTGTCGCCCAGGACGACAGGCACGCCATCGCAGCCAGATCCGGTCCGTGCCCGCGCATCGCTTCGCGGATGCCACCCTCCGTTGATCGCACGCCCTTGCCCCCCCAGTGACGATGTGGGAGTGGCCAGCCCGCCAGCCTCACCACTTCGTTGAGCGGCCGAGAGTTGTGCTCTAACTCGTTGCCCGCGGAGTTCGCTCCTTTGTAGTCCCGCGCTTGAGGCGTTGGCCATCCAATAGAGCCTGTCGCGGATGTGCGGGGCACCGATGCTCGCAGCCGGGAAAGCGACCGCTGCGACGGCAAACTCCAGGGCTTCCAGGTCAGCTTGTACAAGGTCGAGCCAAGGCTCTGCGTCCTTGCTTGCAACCTGCTCGCCAAAGATGACTGCAGGGCGGCACTCTTGGATGAGCCAGTGCCAGTGCGGCCAGAGGTGCCGCTCGTCATCAAACGCAGTTCCTTTGCCTGCCGCGCTGAAAGGTTGGCACGGGCAGGAACCCGTCCAAACAGGTCGATCGTCAGGCCATCCGGCGCGCCGAAGGGCGAGTGACCAGACGCCGATACCGGCAAACCAGTGCGCTTGTGTGTATCCGCGCACGTCGTCGGGGTGTACATCTTCAATACTCCGTTCGTCTACGTCGCCAGGCGCGATATGGCCGGCGGCGATAAGGTTGCGCAGCCATTGGGCGGCGAAGGGGTCGATTTCGTTGTAGTAGGCGGCAGGGGATGCCATTCCCTACCTCCCTTCGCCCTGGCCGTGCCGGACGTTGATCGCATAGACCTGCACGGGATCAGGCCCGAAGTGCGGGTGCGTAATGGTTTTGATGGTGTAGCCGCGCCAGGGCAGCACCAGCCGGCGCGACTCATCACCCTTGGCGGGGTAGCCGCGAGTCAGCACGATGCGGTCATAGTGGCCCATCCGCTTACTCCCAATCCGCCTGCCCCAATACGGCGTGCAAAGCCGGTATTCCTCGGTCTTGGTGCCGGCCTTGATCGCGTCGAAGTATTCGCCCTTCAGGGCTAGGTGTAGGTCAGTCATGGTCTGTTAGCCACTCCACATCGTGGGCACTCGCCGGCCCAAAAGTTGACATCGGAGATGAATGACCTGCACTCATGGCAGCGGAGTCGCTCCGCTTGGCCGGCTTTTTGCTCCCTTAGAGTGATTCCAGATTCAGCGAGCGCCTCATCGCGTCTGACGTACTGCATATCGCACGCTGGGCGAGTCTTTGCGTCGATGTAGCCTTTGGGCCAGGGGATATCTGTAGCGCGGCTGTTGTGCTTTTCCTGGGCTTCCTCGCGGGTGTAAGTCGCAGCTTCCCGCAGGTCGGTGGTGTACCCGCCGCCGTCCGGGCGCCAGAACAGCATGTCGTTGCCGACGTAGCTGCGACTGTCTTGCAGGTAGAAAAGATCAGCCATCACGCATCCCTCTTGTGCTGCTGGGCGGAGTCCAGATAGCGAATCTTCCAGGTTGGATGGAAGGCATTCGAGAACTTGTGGCCATCCAGCCTGACCATGAGATGCGCGCCGCGCGACGATGTGATCGTGCCTTGAATGGCGCAGCCGTTTCCCGTGTATTCCACGCGTGCGCCGCGTTTGGCCGGCACGCCGTATGTGTCTCGGATGTAGTTAAGGCTCATACCCCACCCCCTTCGCCCTGCTGGGCGGCAATGGCGGCGTCAACCTCTACCGGGTCAAACAGTTGGTGCACGGCGCCGAACTCTACCCAGTTGCCGCATCGGTCGTTGATACGCTGCACCCCGCCCGACTGATTCAGCAAAAAACTGTAGCGCGGCAATTTGCAGATTTCCCGACGCACAGCCTCGAATGCTGCATCCCGCTCGTCTGCGGCAGGGGGGGCGGCATAGGTGGGTTCGACCGGGTGGTGTGCGCGCAATCTGACAGCTTTTTGCGCGTCCGTTGTGGCATGCCACCCGGTGGGGGTCTGATAGCGCCACGCCACCGGCTCCGCGTTCGGCGCAGGGTCGGCGGCCAGCCCCCGCACCTCGGCCAGCACATCCCCAATCGTCGCGCCGTTTTCCTTCGCCCGCTCCAGCAGGCTGATGATCTGTTGCTTCATGAGTTGGCCTCCAGTTTCTTGCGTGCTTCGTTGATCTGGGTTCCGCGCAGCAGGTCGATTGCCTCGCCGGCGTCGAGGGTGGATGCCACGCGGCGAAGGCGGGGCAGCAGTGCCTGCAGGCCGGCCATCAGGGGCCCATCCAGTGGCATGCCGGCGGCCAGTCGCGCGGCCAGCTGGCGCAGCGGGGCTACATCGAGCGGCTTGTCGTGGCGAATGGCCCACATGTCGAAGAAGTCGGCCATGCCGTCGATGGCCGGGGCGCTCTCGTACCAGCCGCCATCGGCGTTGCAGAAGAAAATCGGCGTGCCGCGCTGGTCGGTGTCCACGTTGCCGGTGCGTTCGATCTGGTCGATGACGGACTCCAGCGGCTCCAGCGTGTACTGGGCTTTGACCAGCATCGGTATATGGACGGGCCGCTCGACGCGGCGCATCGCGCGCTGGCGGGCCTGCTGCTGGGCGAGCTGGCGGCGCTGCTGGCGGTTGAGAGGGGCGGGGGTCATGTCTTTCTCTGAATAGGGGCGGCCGGCACCGGCAGCATTGCGGGGAGTGGGGGAGGGAGTCGCCACCGGGCCGGCCATTGATCAGTCGATGAGGGAGCCTTGCTTGTCCACGGCCGGGGTCACGGTGATCTCCACCTCGCCGCCCAGCAGCTCGTACAGGCGCTTGATCTGCTCGCCGGTCGGGTTGCACTTGACGCGGAATCTGTAGAGGGCGCTGCCGCCTTCCATCAGCTCAACGGCGAAGTTGTCCACGTCGGCGGTGTCGAAGTCGATATCCGAAGGGCCGCCGATGCCGAAGCCGATACGCACGGTGGCGCCCTTGAGCTCATGCTTCAGGCGGATGGATCCGATCAGGTCGCCGAACTTGCGCACGGTGAGCTGATCCGCAGGGCTGCCGTGAAAGATTTCCTCCTGGTCAGGCGGCGTTTCCTCGGCGCGGTAGAAGGCGCTGCGCAGCGTGGGGTGGAACAGGGCCAGGTGGCCATTGCTTTCGGTGAATGCGATCTTGATATCCGCGCCACCGACCTTCTCGTCGCCGTGGTTCTCGGGGCGGACGTTCAAATGGGCAAGCGTGGCTTTCTGGGCTTCGAGGGAGAACATGGCTTCGGTGCTCCTGGGCTTTTCGTTGGGAAATTAGGTGGGCGACGCCTGGGGGTTCCTCGGTTGCGGCGCCGCCCTGGGAGATCAGGCGGCCGGGGTCAGCTCGGCGCGGCGGTTCTGGTAGGCCCGCTGCAGGGCGTCGTAGTGCTCGTCCGGCGCGTCACGCAGGCTGTCGCCCACCAGGTCGAGCGCGTCGATGGTGGTGGCCTCGGTGATCTGCTGGAGGATGGGCGAGGGGTCGTAGGCCAGGGCTGCCGGCGCGTCGTCATCGGCAGGCGCGGGAGTGATGTAGTCGCCGTCCAGCACGTTGTCGAGTGCCTGCGATTCGCCACGGGCGTTCAGCTCATCCAGTGCGGCGGCGCTGGCCAGTTCGATACTGACCGGCAGGTACTTGAACAGGCGGCGCAACACGGTCTTGCGGCCCATCTCCGAGAAATGCCCGCCCCACGGGCTGGAGGCTTCCTTTCCGTAGCGCTTGGCCTGCTTCCATCCTTGCGAAGCGTCGCGGATATCGAGCACCTGCTGGTAGCTCATGACCTCGAATGCATGCCCGCCGCCAACCAATTTGGCGACTGCATAGAAAGCGACGATGTCGCCGCGCTCGCCCATCGCCGGGCGATGCTCCAGCTTCTCATCCAGCCCGTAGGCGTACTCGAAATGGTCATTGGCGTGCACGGCGTGGGCGGCAATGCTCACGATCTGGCCAGAGCGGCGCGCGAGATCAATCAGGCCCTTGTAGCCCAGGACAATCTGCACCTCGACAATGCCCTTCTGGCGGTTTTCGAAGGGGATCAGGTAGGCGTGCCCCAGGGGAGTGTTGGGCTCCAGGCCAAGCTGGGAGACCTGGACCACGGCGCCCATAAGAGATTCGACCGTGCAGCCCATGAGCTTCGGGGTGGTGCGCAGTGCGCCCAGCGCGATTTTCAGCATGCGGTCGACGCTGACGTGGCGAGGAAGCACAGCGGCCAGCGTGGCCTTCTGCGATTCGAAAAAGGTCTTGACCTGGCCGATTCCAGCCTGGGAGGCGACCATCTTGGAGGTCTTTTTGAGATCTGCGAGCGATGTGGTTTGCGACATGGCTTTTCCTGTCATTCGTCGTTGAAGGCCCAGCCGGGCAGGGTGGCAAGGTGGATGCCCTGGCCGAAGCCAGGCCATTCGCCGGATGCCAGGCATTCGGCGTAAGTGGAAAGATTGCGGCGATAGTCGCGGCGGCCCTGGGCCTGGCTCTGAGGGTCGAGCATCACGGCGCTGGCGGCGAACGGCCAGGCGTCTTGAACAGCCACGAAGATGAAGGCCAGCACGTCCTTTCCGCTGGCGGCCGCGTAGCCGTCGCTGTAGTAGGCGTCCTGCACGTGGTAGCGCTTGCGCGCGATCTGGCGCGCAAACTCGGCCGGGTTCGCGTCGCTGAAGGTCTTCACGTCCAGCTGGATCACGCCGGACTCGCCCACCGGATGGACCCAGTCAGGACGGCAACGGCACAGCACGCCGGTTTCTGCGTCGATCCAGTAGGCGGATGATTCGGCCACGCCGGTGGCCAGGGCTTCGGCCACATCGGGCAGACGGCGCACAGCCTCGGCCTGGCGCAGGGCTGTCTCGCGCTGAGCGTGCGAGATGATCATGCGGCCGGCGCTGCTTTTGTTCCAGGCTGCCCACCATTCCATCGCTTCGACGCTTTCCGGACTGGGCTTCTTGGCGTTCCACTGGGCATCGGTGGGCCGGCGGGGCGCGTCCGCAGGCAGCACGGCATACCGCTTGTCGAACTCGTCCGGCTCAAGGATTGCGCAGTGTGCGAGCTGGCCTTCCAGCTGGCCTTTGCGCTCCGGCTCAGGCGGGCGCGCCGGGTTCAGCGTCAGGTCGTAGAAATTGGCTGGCGACACATTGATGCGATCCAGCCCGGTTTTGCTGATTCCAGGCCCGCCGTGGTACTCCTCGATGGGCAGGCCCACGATCACGCGCGGGGCGTCGATCATGGTCACGGTTTCGGTGATGGCGTTCATGCTTCAGACTCCGGGATGCCGGACCGAATGCGCAGCTCGCGGATCGTGTCGGCGGTGAATTGGCTGTCCGGGGCGTGGCCGAACCATTCGCACGCGGCGACGACGCCGAACGCGCGGATGGCGTTGTCGAATGCGTCGGCCGGCACGCGCTCGTCAACAGGCGGAATCTCGCCCGGGCCGCCGTGGGGGATGCGGGACATGTCACTCCTTCGCCGCATACGCGGTCTTTCCGCCATCGCTGGCGGTGTGGATGGGTTCGCCGTGGGCGTCGAGGGTCGGGCCGATGACGCCGGTCATCAGCAGCAGGGAAAAGACGATGGCGGCACTGCACAGGCCGTAGCAGGCGACGTTGATATCCCACTGCTTGCGGTAGGCCAGCAGGTACAGGGCCAGGGCGCGGCGGGAGAGGGTGCGGAGGAGGGTCATTGAAGGGCCTCCACTTGCGACTGATAGAAGTCATGCGCACGCGCAAGCTCGGCGCGCAGATAGTCCTGCCACCAGTCGACGTCACCGCCTCCGAATGAGGACAAGAGGCCGGCGTCGTATTCGTTCAGCGCGGGCATTTCGCGCGGCGACAGGTCATCAGCTGCGGCACGAAGCTCGGCGGCCATGGCCTGCGCTTCATCCTTGCTCAGGAGCCCGGATTCAATGCTGGCGTTTCCTTCGCTGACGGACATTTCTTGATATGGATAGCCAAGGCGGCGTACGGTGAATTTCATTGCTGCTCTCCCGTGGCTTTGGCGATGGCGGCGCGGGCCTTATTGAATGCGGCGCGGCACAGGTCCATTCGAGCGTTGAAATCGACCGCATGGTCCTGTTCTCGGTCGTCCCATTCGATCATTGCCATGCAGGCATCCAGCAACTCATCGCGCTGCTCAAGCAGGATCATCACATTGGCCGGACTCGCGGCGGCGATGTGGCGGGCGTAGGCGCGCCCCACCGGGCGGTGCAGACCGGTGATGCTCAGGGACGTGCCGGCCCAGTCTTCGGTCCCCGGAATTTCCACGGTGGCGCCGCTACGGAACCAGCGCATGCGTGGCAACACCTGCGCAGCTTCGCGCAGCTGGTCCGAAACTGTTCTCGCCGTCATGCTGTCTTCCTCAGAAAGGCCATAGCGCGATCACCGGCCAGGGCAAAGGGATAGGCGGCAGCGAGGCCGCACAGGATGAAAAGGGCGGTGGTCATTGCACGTCTCCCTCGGCGCGTGACGGGAAGCATCCGCCGCCGTCCTCGTTCTCAAGGTGGCGGCGGTACTGCCCGGTTCGGGCCTCCTGCTTGCGCGCTTTGCACGATTTGGAGCAGTAGCGGGCCCAGCCCCTGGCCCGATCAGCGGTGCGAGCGGTGAATGGGTCGCCACAGTGGAGGCACTTGTATTGGGCTTTGGAGGTCATTGGCGTGCTTCGAAGGTGATGCGCTGCCGGTCATCCACGGCGTCCGCGAGAACCTGAACCGCCTGGGCCTCGCACAGCACCAGCCAGCGGCGAACCAGGGAAGCCAGGACGGCTTCGGACTCACCCGGGCGCGCGCCGTGCGCAACCAGCTGCGCGAAGAACCTGTCGGCCTGCGCATCGCCGCACTCGTGCACGAAGTCCGAGGCGCGCTGGGTCGACGGGCCGCTGGCGTAGTGAAAAACGACGTTCTGATCCAGCTGAAGGGCGCGGCGCAGCTCACGGGCCAGATCGGCTTCGAGCTCGGCGCGCCGCTCTTCTTGAGTGCGGGCGCGGATCAGGCCATAGGTGCCGCAGTCGCTGCGTACCGGGCGGACGGGGGAGGGGGTCAGCATGGTCAGGCCTCCGAGGCTTGAGGAAGCAGCTCGGCAGCGATGACTTCCGTCTTCTCGCTTCGGTCAGGCAGGGCAATGGACCACTCATAGGACGGAATGTCGCGGTACTTGCCCAGGGTGCGAGCGTCTTCCGGGCTCTCCGCCTCGATCCACACGTCGATGCTCTTGACGGTGGTCTCCGTGCGCAGAATCGTGACTTTGTAGGAATGCAGGTTCATGGTGGCTCCTGGCCCGCCGCAGCGGGCGGTCGGGTCAGGCGGATTGCGCTTCGGCTTCGAGCGCTTCGATCTCGGCAAGCTGGGCCAACAACGACTGCTTCTCGGCGATGCGCGCTGCCTTGTAATCGGAGTCCATCAGGGCCAGCGCGGCCTGAGCCAGCGGGGCGAAGTTCTGGCGGATGACCCGTGCCAGTGCGGCGTCGAAGGCACGGTCGTTCCAGTAGTTGGTGGCGCCAGGGCTCTCTTGGTGGTGAACCTGGGTTTCGACCTTGAGGTTGTGGAGCTTGCCGACGCTGCCGGACCCAAAGTGGTGCTGAGCGCGGCCGATCTTGCCGATGTAGATATGCGCGTCTGCTGCTGCGCGTTTGAGTTGTGCTGCCGTTTCCATGCTTTTCTCCCAAGCCTCGGGGTGAGGCATTGGGAGAAATATAAGGCATGCCTAACTTCACATCAATAGGCATGCCTAATGTTTTTTGTAACAGGCAAAGAAAAACCGCCCGGAGGCGGCTGGCGTTAATGCTGGGATGCTCTGAGCTACTTAGTGGTCGTGTCAGGACACGGAAAAGCTTTGATCAACGAGTCAACCAGCAACTTGGACCCCAGCTCGTGGCGTTGGGCTGGGTTGGCTTGCAAGAAGGACACAAATATGTCTCGCACTTGCTCATTAACTACTGAGTCGGGCAGGCAAAAAGTAAATCCCTTGGGGGTGATTGGAAGCACTTGACCCTTTGGCATTAGCGTAACTGCTCGAACCCACATACGGGCCATGCCGTCGGAATGACCTCCGATAACCCCTTTGATGTACGCATAGCAAGAAAGCAAATCAGTAGTCCTTTGGGATCTGCACTGGCTGAGCCAAAAATTTCCAGAAGATCTGTCCTCGTCGGCCATAGCAAGCCCGCTCGAGCCATATGCGAGAAGCAGCGCAATAAGAGGCCGGAAGAGCGTCCTACCCATTAAAAACACCCGTATTGATTGCAGGTCTTGCTGAAGCTGTTCCCCTGGCTGTCGGTGCCGTGGGTGAACGTCTGATTGCCGATGCGCTGCGTGGTCGAGTTCCATGTATTGCCGTTCGAAGCGGTTCCGCTATGGTGCGTTGTGTTGCCGTAGGTCTGGCTGGTCTGATTCCAGTTGCTGCCGGTGTTCAGGTTGTAGCCCTGCATCTGGGTCGTATTGCCGAACTGCTGGATTTGGTAGTTGTTGCCGGTACGACTGTCGTAACAGCTTCGCATGGCGCCAGTCCCGATGCAGTTCGCGTGGGCGTGGCCGGCGGCCAAGGCACCCAAGATAGAAAGACTCGCAAGCACTTTTCTCATTTCGTCACACCTCGGCTAAAAATTTTCCGCAGCAGGCCACCAGGCGCAACTGCGGACGGTCAGGCGGCTTTGGCACCACCTGGGCTTTTGACAATCGGGCTGGCCTTGTATGCCTCAACCTGGCTCAAGACCCACTCTTCAATGGCAGCGCGCTGCGTCTCCGTAAGGGCGTAGAAATCCTTCTCCTGGATGCGAGGAAACGGCCAATGTGAATCCAGCTTCCGTTCTTTTGGAAGCACGCCATCCGCCAGCCATGCCTCGCTCACGTTGAGGAACTGAGCAACGCTGACCAGATTGGCGCCTTTGATGTTTTTGGTCTTCCCGTTGAGCCAATCGGCGACAGACGGCGGCTTGATGCCGGCAGCGCGCGCCAATTCGACCTGCTTTACGCCGGCCTCGTCCAATGCCTCTCTGAGGCGTTCTGCAAGAGTGCTCATTCGGCAATCCTAATAGCTATCGCAGTAGGCATGCCTTCCTTGTGCGTTAGGCACTCCTTGACGAAAAATAAGGCATGCCTAATAATCGGCGCACTATGACCGAAAAACACCCAGACTCCGACCTCATCGACCGCCTCGGTGGCACCGCCGTGGTGGCTCGCCTTTGCAATGTGAAGCCGCCTTCTGTGTCCGGCTGGCGCGACTCCGGAATCCCGGATGCCCGCCTGATGTACCTGAGAGTTATCCGCCCCGAAGCATTTGAGGGCCCGGCCGCCGCAGTCACCGCCCAGCCCGCCGCGGCGCAGCAGGAGGTGGGGCATGGGTAGGTCAGCCTTTCGCCTTGCGGCCCGACTACTCCGGCTCGCCCTTCGAAGCGTCTACGGACGCATCCTGACGTTCCTTGCGTACGTCTGGATTGCTTCCTGGCTTTTGGCTTCCCTCCCCTGGGGGCGTTGGCATGGCTGACTTGTTCCAGGCGCGGCCGAACCACAGCAAAAGCCAGGCGAAGGCGGAAATCGCGATAGTTGCAAGTATGACCTTGACGACGAGACGGGCGGCATCCCCCATATCCACCGCTACCCACAACAGCGCCTGCACATGCTCCTCTGTCATTACGCCATCCAATCGAGCGGCGACGACCCAGCGCACCCACGCAAGCATCAGCGACGCCCCAATCAGCAGCATCTGCACCACAAACATTGCGCCAGTGATTTTGTCCACCCATTCCTCCAGTAGGCGCGGACGGTCTTTCGCCAGTTTCAATGCGCCGGCCAAGAATGCCAGCCCCAAAGTGACCCATATCTGGGCGTCGATTTCCATGCCTATCCCCTTTCCCAAGCGGTTGTTGTGTGAGAACTCCAATCATACGGGGAAGGGGCTGGGCGCCCATTTTGCGGCCCATTGCTCAATGCACCGTCGCACAGAAAGCCTGGGCGCTCTCAAGGGCGCGCCGGTCGCGCTCGTCTGCCAGCGCTTGGAAGAGTTCCATCACCGTCCGCTCGGACGGGTCGGCAAAGCGACGGCGCGCCATGTCCTGGGCGGTTTCAAGCAGTTTTTCGGTATCGGTCATTTCTGGCTCTGTCGTGTTCATGCCGTCAGTTTGCAGAGGCTCAGCTTCAGCGGCATTCCCATTCATTTGAGCCGGGTTGAAACACCATGAACCCTGATGAAGCACCGATTCGGATGCATGGCGGGCACGACGAGGAAACCCTGGTCCGGCGCCTGCTTCGCAGCCTGGACAAAGCCAAGCGCCTTGCCGTCATGCATGCCTGCGGCTGGGAAGATGAATCTTCGATTTCGCAGGTCATCAGCGGGCGCGCGGGCATCAAGCTGGAGCAGCTGGACGCGCTGCTGGGCGTGCTGGGGCTGTCCATCCAAGAGGACGAGTACATGGACTACCTGCGCAAGGGGAACACCATCGGGGCGAACTGCTGCCGCGCCAGCGCAAGCCTCGGTTACTGCAAGGCGCGCTGACATGACACAGAAGATTTCCCAGCTGTCCGGCCAGCTCTGCGCGCGTGAGGATTTCCGCGCGTTCTGCGGCACGACCACCGCAGACGAGGCCGCCGCCTACATCCGCCGCGTGTGCCGCGTCCAGTCGCGCCGCGAGCTGGACCACAACCCCGAGGCCCGCGACCGCTTTCATGAGCTGGTGCGAAAGCCGTTCGCTTATAGGACGGCGCCATGAACTACTACGAGCACCATATCCGCGACTATGACGCGGCCACGGCCCACCTGTCCTGGGATGAGGACATGGCCTACACGCGGCTGATGCGCTGGTACTACCGGAAAGAGCAGCCGATCCCCGCTGACATCAAGGAAGCGTGCCGGCAGATCCGTGCGACCTCGAAGGCGCAACGCGATGCCGTCTCGGCCGTGCTGCATGAGTTCTTCGAGCTGCGCGAGGACGGGTGGCATCAGGAGACCTGCGATGCCGTCATTGAAGCGTTCCAGGCCGGCGAGCCTGAGCGGGAGGCCAAGAAGGCGAACGAAGAGAACCGCTTGCGCCGGCACCGAGAGGAGCGTGCGCGGTTGTTCAAGATCCTGACTGATGCAGGGGAGCATGCCCCGTGGAACATCAAGATTGATGACCTTCGGTCCATGGTCGAGGGCATCCAGGCCAGGGCAGCAGCAACGCATCAAAGGACGCCTGAAACAGAAACTGAAACACCACCTGAAACGGCACCTGCAACGCCTGCAACGGCTACCCAGACACCAGACACCAATCACCAGACACCAGTATTAAAAGAAGAGAGAGATAGCGCGGGCGCGCAAGGCGACGAACCCGGGGCCTACTTGCCCAGCGGAACGCCCTACGGCCGGATGGCCAAGCTGCTGCGCAGTCGCGGGGTGGACGTGTCCCCTGGAAACCCGCACTTCCGTGCCTGGGTGGACCGGGGCCTGACCGAGGACGAGGCCATCGCTGGCATCGAAGCCGCACGCCTTGCCAAGCCCGCACCGGAGGCGATCCCCTGGGCCTACCTGGCCAAGACGCTGGAAACCGCACGGGCCAAGGCTGCAGCCGTGCCGGAGAAGGGCGCAGAGCCTGCCAAGCCGAAGCAATCCGAGGACCGCTGGTGGCTCAACAACGCGGGCATCGACCGCAAGGGCCGCGAGCTGGGCCTGTTCGCCCGGGGCGGCGAGAGCTACCTGGACTTCAAAGACCGAATTTTCGAGGCGATACGCCGCCGTGACGCCGCCGCACAGGAGCAAACCGCATGAGCTACGCAGAAGCCGCCGCAACCGTGAGCCACGGCCAAACCCATGCCCAGCACGACCACCGGGCCTGCAGTGTCCCGGGCTGCGTCCTGCCGGGCACGATTGCCGACAGCACCACCGGCTCAGCCGACTGGGTGTGCTCGATCCACCACGGCGCATCGCACTCGGAGCAGGCCGGCATCAGCGCCAGGATGGCAAATCGCCGAAAGCTGCTGATCCTGGCCCAGCGCCTGAGCAACGCCGGCGCCGCTGACCCGGTGCCGCAGCAGGTGACGGAGTGGGTCAATGCCCAGGGCCGGGCCGATCTGCTGCCGTCGAGCCCGACGACCTGCCGCAAGCTGGGAGCCTCGATGCTGCGCACGCTGACGGACGAATGCCGGGCGCCCCAAGCCCGCGTTGGCGACACCACGAAACCCAAAGGCCAGCGCGACAGCTGGAGTTCCGCAGCTGATGCTGCAACCGCTTTTCTCGGAGGCTTGGCATGACCGCGCATGACTTGGAGGCCAAGCAGGCCGATGTGGCTCTGGATCCGATGGCTGGGACGATGGCGGCTTTAAATCCCCAGCAAGGTACTTTTCCGGCTACTGGTGGGACGAACGGCGGCGGGTTGGCACATACCCTGCGGGGTGATGCGTTGGGGGCTGTAATTGGCGATTTTGATCGCGGATCGACTCTCGCGCGCGCGCACGTTTCGCCGGACGCCGACCCCTGGGCTCGGGCTGGTGCTGAAATTCCCCGCGCCACGCCGGAGGCCCGCGTCAATGCTGGGTTTGACCCTGGTGCTGGCGCTGGGCCTGCGCCGGCGCTGAACGTGAACATCCTGGCGTTGGACCTGGGCACCAAGACCGGCTATGCCCTGCGCCGACGCGACGGCACGTTGCGTTACGGCACCGAAGAATTCACGCCTCGCGCCAGCTGGACGCCTGGCCAGAAGTGGCAGCGATACCGCGCCTGGCTGTCGAAGATCATCGCCGAGGAAGCCGTTAATCTCATCGTGTTCGAGGACGTGAAAGCCCACGGCAAGGGTGCTGTACTGGCCGCGCACGCCTATGGCGGATTCCGGGCGATGCTCGAAATGGTCGCCGACGGCCACCGCGTGCGCTTGTTGCCGGTGGGCGTGAGCACGATCAAGAAGCACTGGACGGGCAAGGGCAACGCCAACAAGGACGCCATGCTGGCCCAAGCTAAGGCCCGGGGATTCCGGCCGGAGACCGACAACGACGCCGACGCGCTGGCCATCCTGCACTGGGCGGTTGAGCAGGAGGCGGGGCGATGAAACATGCTTTGGCCTCTGGTGGCTTCCCGCTGCTATCACTCTTTGGTTGGATATTGAGCAATTGTCTGGACGATCTTCTTCGCAGCATTAGACCTGTGGGCAAGGGCCACAATAAAATCTCGTCCGCTCGAAAGCTCTCTAACAAGAAGAGCATGCATTTTCGGAGACAGCTTTCCTGGATAGCTATTTTCTTGCGCCATAACGGCGTGACACTGCCCAATCGCTATAGAAAGGAAGGCCGCGGCTTTTTCGCTATGTGCGTCTATAGCCTCAAGGTCAAGAGCCCTGGCGCGATCGATAGATTTCTTCAGCGAAAGACGAGCTTCCAAAGAAATATGCAGGTTTGCGTCAAAGTAGGAAATCGTTTCTTTGAGTTCGTCGGCCCATTCCATGAAAAGCGGGTAGAGCGTTGCGAAATACAACAGCCCGGAACGCCGTGCCTTTTCCTGTTGCTCCCTTGTCCGCCGCAATGCGATCCAAATCGCGGCGATCGTTGCCGAAGCTGTGGCGATGGCTCCCGCCCAACCGATCGTGGGCGAGTCGCCGAGGAAGCGCCCAGCATCAATCGAAAGAACGCCGGCGAAGAACGCGACGTTGAACAAGATCAGGCCGCCAGCAATCCAGGGCGACCACTCGATGTACCACTGCTTCAGCGATTCCCAGCGACTCGATTCCATACGCATCCCCGCTCCCGTTATCTGTGCCGTAGAAAGCGAAATGTAACCGAACCGCAGGCGGCCTAGGCTCGGCTATGAGACTCACCGATTACGACTGGCCCGAGATCGTGCTCGACCTGCGCCGGGCGGGTATGGCCCAGCATGAGGTGGCCCGCGCCTTGGGCCCGGCTGCCGGGGAGTCGATGGTCCGCCAGTACCTGGCCGGCGCGACCCCGGCGCACTGGCGCGGCGAGCTGCTGCTGGCGCTCTGGGAAGAGAAGACCGGCCGGGTCCGCGCAGATGCACCCCGGCGCCCGGCCGAAGCGCGGCGCGTTCCTGAGCGCCGCCGTCGCATGAGCGGCACTGCACAGATGCCCGCCGAGCAGCTGCTGGCCGTGGCCCGCGCCTACGGCATGAGCGTCACCACGTTGACGCATCTGCTCAACCGCGGCCGACGGCAGAGCCAGGCCCGGGCGCACAACCTATCACTGCCAGGATTTGAGGATTAAACGATGAGGATGAACCCAGATAGCGAGCGCGCAAGACTGTTCGTTCAGGAGTACCTGGTCGACCTGAACGCGACCGCCGCCGCAGAGCGGGCAGGCTACAGCAAGCGTAGCGCCAAGCAGATCGGCTATGCCTTGCTGCAGCTTCCCCTGATCAGGGAACGGATCGCGGCGGCTCAGCAGGAGCGCATAGCGCGCACCCAGATCACCCAGGACAACGTGCTGCAGGAGCTGTCATCCATGACGCTGTACGACGCCGGCGAGATAGGCCGGTATCGGATCACCAAGCCCGAGGATGTCCAGAAACTGCCTGAGCATCTGCGGCGCTGTGTGGTGGGCTGGTCTTGGGACAAGGCGGGCAACTTCGTCCTGAAGCTGGCTGACAAGCTGGGGGCCGCTACCCTGGCCATGCGCCACCTGGGCATGTTGAACGACAAGCTGACGATCCAGCGGCCGAGGGTCACGCGGCGCGATCTGACTGGCCGGAAAGACACCTGATGCAGCCCGAGATCCACTACGACTACGCAGCCCAAGGCCCGACCCTCGCGGCATACATTGCGTCACGCGAGCCGCGCACGATGATTATGGGGCCGTTGGGCAGCGGCAAGACGAATGCCAGTTGCTGGCGCGCCTTCGAGCTCATGTGCCAGCAGGAGCCGGATGCGCATGGTGTGCGCCGTTCGCGCGGCGCGGCCGTGCGCAATACCTATCCCGACCTGATGAGCACGACCACCAAGGACTGGCTGGAGATGTTCGGGGACTTGGGGCGCTGGGTGGCTGGCGGCCTGGAGCCGCCCACGCATTACCTGTCATTCGACCTTGACGACGGCACCACGGTCGAGGCCGAGCTGGTGTTTATCGCCCTGGATCGGCCCGAGCACGAGCGCAAACTGCGCGGCCTGCAGCTGACCTTCGCCTGGCTCAACGAGGTGAAAGAGTTGGCCAAGGCCATCGTTGACATGCTTGACCTGCGGGTAGGCCGGTTCCCTAAGGATGTGCGCCCGACGTGGTTCGGCATATTCGGCGACACCAACGCGCCCGATAACGACCACTGGTATTACAAGCTGGCCGAAGAGACCAAGCCCGAGGGCTGGGCTTTCCTGCGCCAGCCTGGCGGCGTGGTCAAAGTGGGCGAGACCTGGCAGGTCAACCCCGACGCTGAAAACCTCAGCAACCTGCCGCCGGGCTATTACGAGCGGGGCATGCAGGGGAAGAAAGAGGACTGGATCAAGGTCAACCTGGCCAACCAGTATGGTTTCGTGGTCGACGGCAAGCCGGTCCACCCCGACTATCAGGATTCGATGCATTGCCGTGTGTTTGAGCTGGACAGGCACCAGCCGCTGCTGCTGGGTATCGACTTCGGCCTGACGCCGGCTGTTGTGTTCGGGCAGCGCCGCGCCATGGGCGGATGGCGCATTCGTTCGGAGCTGGTGGCCACGAACATGGGGGCCAAGGCCTTCGCCCAGGAAATCCACCTGCATCTGGCCCAGCAATACCAGGGCTTTGATATTGGGGGATTCTGGGGCGACCCGTCTGGCGACAACCGAGCCCAGACTGATGAGACCACGCCATTTCAGATTCTCAAGGCCGCAGGACTGCCAGCGGTGCCCGCGCCCACCAATGACCCGATATTGCGCCTGGGGGCCGTGGACAGCGCACTGACCCGGATCGTTGACGGCGAGCCAGGGCTGCTGGTGCACCCGGACTGCAAGACCCTGCGCAAGGCGCTGTCAGGTGGCTACTGCTACCGGCGCATGGCGGTTTCTGGCGAGCGGTTCGCGGATAAGCCAGTGAAGAACGAGTATTCGCACGTTGCCGACGCAGCCCAATACCTGCTGGTGGGTGGTGGAGAGCACAAGCCGTTGGTCCGGGTGCGGCGGGTTGGAGGGAGTCGGCCCGCCAGGGCCATCATGGATTAAAAACGCAGTCCACTGCGCGCGCGCGCGTCCAGACTGGCGGCATCGTTAATCAGGTGCCGCCATGTCGAGCCTTATCGCCAAACCCAAGACCCCGAGCACCCCCGATCCGGCCCCGCCTCCCGCGCCGCCGGCGACCACCGACGCGGCAGCCGCTGGCCAGGCCGAAGCTGAGCGCGTCCGCCGCAAACGCGGTACCGCTGCGACGATCCTGACCTCCGACAGCGCTGCCCGTCCGGGTTCGGTGGCCACCAAGACGCTGCTGGGTGCCTGATGGACAACCAGGACGTCGACCTGATCCGCGAAGTGCTGGCCGACCATGAGGCCATGAAGCAGGCGCGCCAGTCATTCGAGGCCCAGTGGGACCAGGTGACAGAAGCTGCGCTGCCGCGCTATCGCAAATTCTCCCAGGCCAGCGCAAACAGCCCCGGGGAGAAACGCACGCAGGAACAGTTCGACTCCACGCCGATCCTGGCGCTGCGGCACTTCGCGGCCGCCATGGACTCGATGATTACCCCGCGCACCCAGAAGTGGCACGGCCTGACGGTGGCCAATCCTGAGCTTCGCGACCTGCCGGCAGTCAAAGCGTATCTGGAGCAGGTCACGGACGTGCTTTTCGCCCACCGCTACCGTTGGCGCGCCAACTTTGCTTCGCAATCGGGCGCCAGCTATATCGGCTACGGGGCATATGGCGCGGGCGGGCTGATGGTGGACGAGGTGCTGGGGCAGGGCATCCGGTACCGCAACCTGCGCATGAATCGCCTCTGGTTCGCCGAGGACGCCTATGGCGTGGTGAACAAGGCCCACATTCTATGGACGCTGACGGCGCGCCAGGCCGCCGAGAAATGGGGCACGGGCAGCCTGCCCCTGTTCATTCGAAACGCTATCGACCGCAACGATCTTGAGCGGCGGTTCGACTTCTTGCACGCCATTCGGCCGCGCCGGGACCGCGAACACGGCAAGGTGGACGGCCGCAACATGCCGATTCAGTCTGTCTGGCTGCCTCTGGATGCTGAGGCGAAGATTGTCGAGCACAGCGGATTTCGTGTTTTTCCTGTGGCCATCGGCCGGTTCTACGACGCCGACGATTCAGCCTACGGCTACTCGCCCGCCATGGAGGCGCTGCCTGATGTCCGCATGCTCAACCGCATGGAGAAGACGAACATCAAGGGGGCTGAGAAGGCGGTAGACCCGCCTCTTATCCTCCCGGACGACGGCGCGCTGGAGGCGTTCGACCTGCGGGCTGGGGCACTGAATTTCGGGTACATGGACCCGAATGGAAACCCGCTTATCCAGCCGCTGAATCTCGGGAAAAACGTCCCCATGGGTATGGACTACGCCAACCAAAAGCGCGAGTCCATCAACCTGGCTTTCTACGTCACCTTGTTTCAGATCCTGGTCGACAACCACCAGATGACGGCTACCGAGGTGCTGCAGCGTGCCCAGGAGAAAGGGATCTTGCTGGGGCCGACCATGGGGCGGGTGCAGTCTGAGCAGCTGGGCGCGCAGATCAGCCGTGAGCTGGACATCCTCGATCACGCCGGCGTTTTGCCGCCGATGCCCCCTGAGCTCGAGGAAGAGGGCGGCCTGGTCGATATTGAATACAACAGCCCGCTGAACCAGGCGATGCGCGCCGACGAGGGCGCCAATGTCCTGCGTTGGGCCGAAGCATCCGCGCCATTCATTCAAGCAGACCCGAACGCGGCCCGGGCGATGAACGCCGAGGCGATTGTCCGCGGCCTGGGCGACGTGTTCAGTGTCCCGCAGAAGTACCTGCGCACGCAGGAGGAAGTAGGGGCAATGGATCAGGCTGCTGCCGAGCAGCAGCAGGCCGCCCAGCTTCTGGAGGCTGCGCCGGTTGCCGCTGGCGCGGCCAAGGACCTCACGGCAGCCGCCGTCAACGCATCGAGCGCACGCATATGAGCATGATTCCCCTGCGATTTCGACTGATGTTTGGCCGCCGTGTCGCATACCGGCGTGCCTTTCTGGATGACCGTGGCCAGCTGACCGAGGCAGGCCAGCGGGTCATGGCCGACCTGGCCAAGTTCTGCCGGGTTCGAGAGTCGATCACGATTGTTTCACCCGTCACACGCACGGTCGACACCCATGCCTCCCTGCAGGCCGAGGGCCGGCGCGAGGTCTTTAACCGGCTCGCCTACTACCTGAACCTCAGCGAGCAAGACATCTACCAATTGATGGAGCGAGAGCATGCACGCCCTGAATAAACGTTTCCTTCTTGCGCGCTTGTTGCGCGAGGCCGCCGATCCCGATACGCCGCCCGCTGGCGGCGCGCCGGCTGCGGACACTGGCTCCGCCAGCCCCCCGGCCGCAGAACCGCAGAACACTGCCCCCTCCTGGCGCGACAGTATCCAGGACGATGGCCTGAAGGCGTTTCTCGATGGCAAGGGCTTTGAGAATCCCGGCGATGCGCTGAAGGCGCTGCAGGACCTGGAGGGCAAGACTGTCATCCCGGAGTCGGCCGAGGCTTATCAGCTGCCGGTGCCTGAAGGCCAAGACGGCGCGTTTGCCATCGAGGCTGCCAAATGGATGCACGAAGCCGGTGTTCCGGTCGCGCAAGCCCAGGCGCTCGCCGAAAAGTGGAACGCCTACCAGGCCGAACAGGCGCAGGCGGTCGATCTGGCGCGCCAACAGCAGGGCGAGGCTGATGTGGCGGCCCTGCGCAAAGAATGGGGCGGGCAGTACGACGCCAACCTGGAGCTTGGTCGCCGTGCAGTTCGGGCGTTCGTGGGCCAGGGGGAAGACGCGGGCCCGACGTTGGAAAAGATCGAAAGCGCCCTGGGCGCTGCGGAGACGTTCCGCTTGTTCCATCGCATCGGGAAACACCTGGGCGAGGGAACTTTGGCTCCGGAGGCCCACGCTGGAGCGCAAGACGTGCAGCCCTCGGTCGCAGACCTTTTCTATCCCAGCATGAAGAAGTAATTCCCCCGGGCTTTGGCCCACAACGGCCTCACGGCCACTTTCATTACGGCCAACTCCAAGGAGAGACGCAATGGCTACTCTGGCAAATCCGAATCCGACGCTGGCCGATGTGGCCAAGCGCCTGGATCCCAATGGCGCGATCGCCAAGATCGTGGAGCTGTTGAACCAAACCAACGGCATTCTTGAAGATGCCACCTTTATCGAGGGCAATCTCCCTACCGGCCATCGCACGACGGTACGGGCCGGGATTCCGACGCCGACCTGGCGCAAGCTCTATGGCGGCGTGCAGCCGTCGCGCAGCAAGACCGCCCAGGTTACGGACAACTGCGGCATGCTCGAGGCCTATGCCGAGGTCGACAAGGCCCTGGCCGATCTCAACGGCAATACGTCAGCCTTCCGGCTGTCCGAAGATCGCGCGCACATCGAGGGCATGAATCAAGAGATGGCGCGCACCCTGATCTATGGCAACGAAGGCACCGACCCGGCCAAATTTACCGGGCTGGCTGCTCGCTACAACTCGATGTCCGCCGAGAGCGGCGAGAACATCATCGACGCCGGTGGCGCCGGCAGTGACAACACCTCGATTTTTCTGGTCACCTGGGGCGAGAACACCATTCATGGGATCTACCCCAAGGGCAGCAAGGCCGGCCTGAATGTCGAGGATAAGGGTCAGGTGACCATCGAAAACGCCGATGGTGACGGTGGCCGGATGGAAGGCTACCGCACCCATTACAAGTGGGACACGGGGCTGACAGTCCGTGACTGGCGTTACGGCGCGCGGATCGCAAACATCAGCGTGCCCAGCCTGTCCGGCGCTGGCGCCAAGGACGCCACCATGGCCTTGATCGAGTTCATGATCCAGGCCAGCGAGCGGATCCCGAACTTCGGCATGGGGCGCGCGGCCTGGTACGTGAATCGCACGATCCGCGAGAAGCTGCGCCTCGGAATTCTGAACAAGATCGCGAGCAATCTGAGCTGGGAAACCGTTGCCGGAAAGCGCGTGATGATGTTTGACGACATTCCGGTGCGCCGTACCGACGCGATCCTGAACGCCGAGGCGAAGGTCGCCTAACTCCCTCAAGCAAACCGAGGGGCAGGGCCCCTCGCAGGAGCTCACCATGTATATCGATTCCTCTCTGGAATTTTCTGTCAAGCAGGCGTTGAGCGCCGCTGGCGCTTCGACCAACGTGATCGACCTTGGTACGCCGGCGCGCAATATCGGGCCGGGCCAGCCGATGTGGGTCATCGTGCAAACCGATGCCGCCGTGGCAGCTGATGTCACGGTGGATATCGAGACCGCCGCGGCCGTGGGGTTCGGATCAGCCACCAAAATCGCCAGTGTGACTGTGCCGGCATCCACCCCGACGGGTCGGCGTTTTGTGGTCGGATTTCCCTACACCAACCAGCGCTTTTTGCGGTTGAACTATGGGGCCGCAATCACCGCCACGGCCTGGCTGACCGATCAGGAGCCCCAGTCCTGGGACTCCCTGCCGGCCCAGACCTAAGGGGGGTGACGATGAAAGTCCAAGCGATTAAACCGGGTTTCTATGACGGAGACCTCAAGTCGCCCGGAGATATCTTCGAGGTTCCCGATGGCTCCAAGGCGATGTGGTTTGTCCCCGCGTCGGGGCCCGAGGCCGGCAACGATGGCAACGCGGGAAACGTTCGTGGCGCTGGCTCTCGCCGTTCGAGCGGCACGAAGCCTGGGCCCGAGGCCGGCAACGAGCAGCAGTGATGGACTGATGCTATGGCCGTCTCCCTCGTAGACATCGCCAACCGCGCCCTCACCAAGCTTGGTGCAGGGCGCATCATTTCTCTGGATGACGATTCGCAGGCGTCGAACACACTGTCATCCATGTTCGGGATCGTTCGCGATGCAGAGCTGCGCAAGAACCTGTGGCACTTTTCCAAGGCTCGCGCGGAACTGCCAGCGATCTCCAGCGCGCCGCTTTTCGGGTTCTCCCATCACTATCAGCTGCCTGCTGACTTTCTTCGCCTGATTGAGGTGAACGGCCGGGGTTGTCGTGCCCGGCCGCAGTTGGACGCCTGGTACTCGATCGAAGGCGGCCGGATTTTGATTAACCAGGCCGGCCCGCTGCGCATTCGCTATGCCCGCCGGGTCGAGGATCCGAACCTCTTCGATGCGCTGTTTGTCGAGGCGCTCGCGTGCAAGCTGGCGTTTGAGGCTTGCGAGACGCTGACCAACTCGAACAGCAAGAAGCAAATGGCTGCTGACGAGTACGCGGTGGCGGTGGCTGACGCGCGGCGAATGAACGCCATCGAGCGGCCGGCCCAGGCCGTTTCCGATGACACTTGGCTGGAGAGTCGCTACTGATGGCCAAAGACACCCCCATCCAGAACACATTCGACGGCGGCCTCCTGAGTCCGATGCTGGCCGGCCGTACGGATCTGGCCAAGTATTTCAACGGCTGTGCTGTGCTCGAGAACTTCCTGCCGTCCGTCCAGGGGCCGCTGGTCCGTCGAGGCGGCACACAGTTCATCTTCGGGGTGAAGGATCATGCTGCCCGGTGCTGGCTGGTGCGCTTTCAGGTCTCTGAGCGCGTTGCCTATATGCTCGAGATCGGGCCTGGCTATATCCGGTTCTACACCAACCGAGGGCTGTTGGTGGCTGACGGCACTCCTGTGGAGGTCCAGACGCCATACACGGCCGAAGACCTGACCAGCGAGGACGGGACTTGCGGGATCCGCGTCGTGCAGAGCGCGGACACGATGTACATCTTCCACCGTCGACATCAACCACGGAAGCTGTTGCGCCGCGCGGCGGATGAGTTCGTGCTGGAGCGCGCTACCTTTTCGGAGGGGCCGTTTGATGACGTCAACACCGACAAGGCCGCGGTAGTGACGGCCGACGCTGAGACCGGAGCGGTCACGCTGACGGCCAGTTCGGACATCTTCGAGCCTGGGCACGTCGGGACGCTGTTCTTCATCGAGAGCGCGGATCTGGCGGCCGTGAAGCCTTGGGCGGTTCACAAACGGGTGAACGTCGATTTCCGGCGTAGGGTCGACGCCCGTGTCTACCTGTGCACCGCGACGGGGGCTGGCGAAGCGGCGGTTTCTGGCAACGTCACCCCTGTGCATACCAGCGGGCGCGCCTGGGATGGGGACGGCATCGATATCGCTGATGACCAGCTCGGGCCCATCGGTGTGGAATGGGAGTTCCTGCACGCCGGGTATGGCATCGTGCAAATCGAGTCCAGGATTGATGCACGGACTGTATCCGGCACGATCATCAAGCGCTTGCCCGAGGACCTGAAAACGGGAGGCTCGTCCAAGTGGGCATTCAGCCTGTTCTCTGACGTGAATGGATGGCCCGAGCATGGTGCGTTCTGGCGGCAGCGTTTGGTGCTCATGAGCGGCCGGACTGGTGCCATGTCAGTGACCGCGGACTTCGAGAACTTCGCCGCCAAGACGGAGGGTGGGGAGCAGGAAACGGATTCTGCGATTGTCTTTCGCCTGAACGCGCGGCAGATCAACCGTGCCGTCTGGCTGGTTGAGTCTGATGACCTCATGATCGGCACGGACGGCGACGAGTGGATTGTCGGCCCGATACAGTCCAATCAGGCTGTTGGGCCAGCGAATATTCGGGCTGAGCGGAGAACGGCGTACGGGTCGCGCTCGATCCAGCCGGTTGAGGTCGGCAGCCGGGTGCTGTTCATCCAGACGTCCGGGCGAAAGCTGCGCGACTATGAGTTCAGCTACGACACCAATAACTTTGCCTCGTCGGACACGACCAAGCTGGCCGCAAATATCCTGCAGAGCGGGGCTGTTGACATGGCCTACCAGCAGGAGCCGGACTCGGTGATCTGGATCGCACGCGCTGACGGGCTGCTGGTGGGCTGCACCTACGACCAGGAGGCCGGGCGTAGCGATGTGTATGCCTGGCACCCGCACCCGATGCTGAACGGCCATGTCGAGGCCGTCGAAAGCATGCCCGCGCCCGACGGCGCAGCTGATGACCTGTGGTTGCTCGTCCGCAGGGGAGTGAATGGGACGGTCGTGCGGTATGTCGAAATTCTGCGCGCGCCGCTCGCACATGAAGCGGATCAGGCAGAGGCGTTCTATGTCGACAGCGGATTGACGTATCGCGGGCCGGCGACGGACGAACTCAGCGGCCTGGATCACCTGGAAGGGCAGGCAGTCGACATCCTGACGGATGGTGCTGCGCATCCCCGGCGCACCGTCACCGGCGGGCGGGTCAGCCTGCAGTTTCCTGCGCAGGTAGTCCACGCCGGCCTGCCTACCGCCTGCGCAATGGCCACCATGAGCATCGAGGCAGGCGCCGCCGCTGGCACGGCTCAAGGAAAGATCAAGCGAATCACAAATGTCATCGTCCGCATGCTGCGCAGCCTGGGCGGGAACATGGGGCCTTCGCGCGACAAGACGAACACTCTCAATTTCAGACGGCCGTCCCAGCAGATGGGCAAGGCCCCCCCGCTCTATACCGGCGACAGCGATCCAATGCCGTGGCCTGGCGGGTATGAGCGTGGGGCGCAGATTTGGTACACGAACGACCAGCCGCTCCCGGTCACGCTCATCGCCTTGATGCCTGTCGTCAGCACCAGCGAGGACCGATGAGAATTGTTCGATTGCAGGCCGAGCATGTGCAGGCCGTTCAACTTCAAGATGCCCAGGCTTTCGCGCTGCCCATGATCGATGTCGAGCACGCCCGCCAGTTGGCCAGCGCCCAGGGGGTGGCCTGGTCGGCGCTCGACGGGGGCCAGGTCATCGCCTGCGCCGGCATCGTTCAAGCGCATGCCCAACGCGGCATGGCCTGGGCGCTGTTCTCCGGGGCCGCCCTTCAAAAATTCAAGCTTATTCATCGGGTAACGCGCGACGTTGTGAATAGCGCACCCTGGCGGCGCATCGAAATGACGGTCGACGTGAACCATGCGGCGGCCGTTTCCTGGGCGGAGCGCCTGGGCTTTCAGCGGGAAGGCCTCATGCGGGCCGCGACCCTGGATGGCAGGGATTGCTATCTCTATGCAAAGGTGAAGTGATGGATCCAGTTTCAGCTTTTCTTGTGGCCAACGCCGGGACGATCTCCGCTGTCGCAGGTGGTGCCGGGGCCCTTGGCTCCGTGATGCAGGGCAATGCCCAGGCCGCCGGCTATTCACAGCAGGCGGATGCTGCAGATCGGAATGCGCAGATCGCCGATATCCAGGCCCGGCAGGCCTATGACGCGGGGCTGCAGAACGAGCTCAGCCAGCGGCGGAGCAATGCCCAGCAGCAGGGGGACGTGCGTGCAGCAGTTGCTGAGTCGGGCCTCGATGGCACGACCGGATCGGCACTGCTGCTCCAGCAGCAGTCTGCCCAGAACCTTGAAATGGACGCCCTGACTACACGCTACCAGGCGCTTCTCCAGGGCAATGCCTACGAGCAGGAAGGCGCGATGCAGCGCTACACGGCAAAGACGTTGCGCGCATCTGGCCGCAATGCCCGGCAAGCGGGTTACCTCGGGGCTGCCACCTCGCTACTGACTTCGGCGGCTGGGTATGGCCTGGGCCGCGGCGCGGCAGCTGCTTCGTCAGGTGCCTCAGGCGCTGCGGGGGCTGGCCTGCGGGTGGGTTCCGGCACAGGCTTGCGCGTCGGTGATGTTTCTCGGTATTGGGGGTGACCATGGTGACTTCTCGAATCCCGATTCAGGTGGGCCAGCAGCGTCAATCCCTCCAGCTGGGCATGCCTGCCGCTCGCGTGCCCATGGTCGCGGTGCAAGACAATACCGGGCAAGCGGTGGCGGGGCTGGGCTCCGCTATCCAGCAGCAGATGGATGAACTCCAGAAGGCCGAAGCCAACCGGATGCTATCCCAGGCTGCCCTAGATATCGACGCCTTCGCTCGCGAGAAGCTAAAAACGTCTAGCGTCGGCGCGCGCGGGTACGCTGACTCGCTGCAGCAGGACATCGACAACTACACTGAAAAGATGCTCACATCCGGGATAAGCGGCCCGGGGGCACGGCTGTTGACCGCTGGGATGAATGATCTCAAGTCGAGAACCATTCTTGCTGCGCGGGATGTCGAATACCAACGCACCGCCAAGCATTGGATGGACAATCTCAAAGCGGCTGGTGAGAATGTTTCGCGCTTGGCATACCAAGATCCATCCAGAATGGCTGAGGTTTTGGCGCCGCATTTGGCCACCATCCAGAGCATTTCCGACCTATCGCACGAGGTGCGCGCCGGCCTAGCGCGTGAGGCGATTGAAAGCGTTGCCCTGGCTGCCGGCTATGGCGCAATCCAGAGCGGCGGACTCGATCGTGTTCTGAACGGTGCCCCCCAGCACTATCTCACTGCGCTGTCGGATGAGAATGTAGCGGGCCAGCCCGGCTCAACGATCAAACAGACCATCACAGGCATGTCATCGCAATCAGGCATCGACCCGGCATACATGCTGGCGGTGGCTGATATCGAGACTGGTGGCACGTTCGACGCGGCGGCACAAAATCCCATATCGACCGCCCAGGGACTCTACCAGTTCACGGACGGCACATGGCAGCAGTACGGCGCGGGTCAGAGCAAGACGGACCCGGTAGCTAACACGAGGGCGGCGATCGCATTCAGCAGAGACAACCAGCAGGCGCTCATGAGCGCACTTGGCCGGCGTCCCACCTCTTGGGAAATGTACTTGGCGCACCAGCAAGGCGCGGCGGGCGCAGCTGCGCTTCTCAAAGCTGACCCGAAAAGCACGGTTACGGCTGCGCTATCTGCCGCTGGTGTCGCCAATGCCGGGCGGGCCGCCAAAGACAACGGTATGGAAGGAATGACGGTCGGTGCTGCGCTCGAAATGTGGAGCGAAAAATTCAACCGGGCTTACAAGAAGCATGCCGGCCCCCAGGGGCGTGCGGCATATGGCGTGCCCAGCGCCGAGCAGATGCCGAGCTGGTGGCGGTTGCTGCCCTTCGAGAAGCAGCGCACCTTGCTGAACGCCGCGATCAGCCAGCAGGAGTCAAGCCTGCGGATCGCCAATACTCAGGAGGAGCGGGCCGAGCGGGTGTTGCGGCGCCAGGAGGTGGAAATTCAGCGGCAGACGGCAATGGAAGGCGACCGGGTGTATGCCGAAGGTGCGCTGACGCCGCAATGGATTGAGCAGAAAAAGCCGTTACTGTCCGCATCCGATTATCGGTACTTCTACGGCCGCCTTGACGAGGTTCCCGAGCGCACCGATCCGGCAGTTTTCAACGATTTGAGCGGAATGATTGCCAATGGACAGGATATTCGGCAGCCGGCGCGACAGGCGCTAGGCCAAGGGGCGCTCTCCCGTGCCTCTTATGACAGGTTAATTGCGGTGGCGGAAAAGTCCGGCGTAGTGCCGGAGGGAGCGCCGAATCCATATCAGCAGGGGGAGTCAGCCATCACCACCGCCTTACGACCATCCGATCAATTCTTCGACCCTGTGGCGGCCGATCGATTGTACCGGGCGAAGTCAGAGTTTCAAGAATGGTACGACAAGAACCCAGGAGCAACGGCAGCAGAGGCGCGCCAGGAAGCCGAGGCCATCGTACGTTCGTACCGCTTTATCGAGGTGGAGAACTTCACTTTAACTGCTCCGCTCCCCCGACATGTTGTTGGCGGCGACCGCTTTAAAGGCTTCAGCATTGAAGAAACGGAAGCCGCCACGGTCAAGCACTATTTGGGAACCCACGGCGGCGACATGGGGCAGGCGATGAACGACCCAGATTTCAGGAAGGAGGCCCAGCTCATTGAGCAGTGGGCCGCTGCTCTTAAGCAAAAGCAAGAAGCGCAACGTGTGCGCGACGAGCAGCGAAACAACAGGAGCAAGCGATGAACAACGAAAACGATATCTCTCTGGCTGTCGGTAGTCTGCGCCAGGGCGCCAGCCAGGACGCCGCCGCGCTCCGGCTGATGCAGAAATATACCTCCGGCAGCACGGCAACACCAGTTCCCCTGGAAGCCGCCACGCACGCAGCAGGGCGTTCGGGTGCCTGGACAGAGCGGCGCGGCGATGGCGTGATGTCTGTCAATATTGCCCAAGAGGATCCGCCTGCAAGCATCGTGGAGCGCGTTGCCACGGACGTGGGAAGGGGTGTGATAGAGCTTCCCCGTAGCGTGGCTGGTGGCGCGCGGGATGCTGTTCAGAACACGGTTCTTGAGCCGATCAATAGCCTGGCCTCCTGGTTGGAGGAGAAGATACCCCTGGGGTCCTTGGAGATCGGCTTGGACGGTATCAGGCACACAGACCAGACCAGCAATTTCTCGCTTCCCGAAGTTCCTAAAGGGGAGTCGACCACTGGCGATGTGGTGCGGAGCGTGACGCAGTTTCTTGTGGGGTTCGCCGGCCCAGGGAAGCTTGCGGTGTCGAGACTTTCTCCGACCACATCTGCTGGCATCGTTGGGCGCTCAGCCGCACAGGGGGCAGTCGCGGATTTTTCGGCCTTCAACGAGCACGAGGAGCGCCTTGCTGATCTGATTCAGGAGGTTCCTGCTCTGCGGAATCCAGTCACAGAATATCTGTCCTCCAGTCAGGATGATGGTTTTATTGAAGGCCGGCTAAAGAACTCGCTTGAAGGCCTCGGCCTCGGCGTGGCAACAGAAGGGATGATTCGAGGTCTGAAGGCTATTCGTGCCGCGCGGGTTGCCAAGCGGTCGGATCTGGATTCCAAGGCCTCCCTGCCCGCGCGTGCCGAGGTTGAGCAAGATGCTTTCAAAGTTCTCGGCGACGAATCGGCCCCAGCGCTCGCTACGCGCCCGCCTGGGGAGCGCAGGGTTGTTGGCCCAGCCTCTGGCGATCTTGATCTGGCCGAACAGGCTACGCGCGGTATAGCCACTCCCGTCGAGCCAGAAACCTACATCAATTTTGCTCGCATCGACACGCCTGATGACGTCCAGAACGTCATGCAACAGATGGCTGACGCCTTCAAGGGTGACGTGGATGTTGCCCGGCGCGGCGAGAAAATGACGTTCGCTCAGATGGAGCTGAATGCCCAACAGGAAGATGCCTTCAAGGTGTTGGTGGGGCGTCGTCAGGGTCAGCCGCTGAATGCTGAGCAATCCCTCGCTGCTCGCCAGCTTTGGGCCGCGTCAGGTGAAAAGCTGACCGAAGTCGCCAAGGTCGCCGCAGATAACCCAAGCGAGGCCAACCTGTTTGCCTTTCGTAAGATGCTGGCCACTCACTACGCCATTCAGAACGAGGTTATCGCAGCGCGGACGGAAACTGCGCGCGCCCTCGCGTCCTGGAGGATTCCTTCTGGCAGCGGCATGGAGCGTTTCGCGGAAATTGAGAATGCTCTGCGGTCATCGGGAGACATTGATCTCTCGCGGGAAATGGCGTCCCGAATAGCTGCCTTGGGCAGCGCAGGCATGCCCAAGGAGCTGGATCTGGTGGTTCGCGGCTCGGTTTGGGCTCGTAGTCGGGATGCTTTTCTGGAGGCCTGGGTCAACGGCCTGCTGTCTTCTCCCCCAACTCACCTAGTGAATATGATGAGCAACACCGGGGTGATCTTCCAGCAGATGTACGAGCGCGGCGTCGCTGCTCAACTCTCGCGCGTTCTCGGCACTGACGGCGGCGTCGCTGCCGGCGAGGCGACGGCGCAATTATTCGGGATGATCTCTGGACTTAAGGATGCTCTGCGCTACTCTGCCAAGACACTTCGAACCAACGAAACCGGCTACGGCATGGGCAAGATCGACTTGCCTCGAGCGCGCGCGATCAGTTCCGAAACATGGGGCCAAGCCAAGGACTCCGCGCTGGGTCGATCGCTGGATACTTTGGGTGTCGCGGTGTCCTTGCCTGGGCGTGCGCTCGCGGTGGAGGACGAGTTTTTTAAGACTTTGGGATTTCGCATGGAATTGAATGCCCTGGCGCTGCGGCGGGCCACGCAAGAGCTCAACGCAGGAATCATCCAGCCCGACCAGTTGAAGGCCAGGATTGCCGGGATCGTTGCTGACCCGCCTGTTGATATCAAGTTGGACGCGATCGATCAGGCCACGTACCAGACCTTTACCAGCGCGCCGGGGAAACTCACCAAAGCCATCTCGCAAGGTGTGAACACCATCCCTTTCCCCGCACGAATGGTTTTGCCCTTCATCCGGACGCCGGCCAATATCTTGAAGTACACGTTCGAGCGGACACCTCTTGCGCCACTCATGTCTCACGTGCGTGCTGATTTTGCGGCCGGCGGTGCACGCCGGGATATTGCTCTGGCACGCATTTCTACCGGCTCGTTGGTTTTGACCGCCAGCGCAGACCTGGCCATGTCCGAAATGATCACGGGGCGTGGGCCCTCCGACCGTAGCGAGCGTCAGGCACTAGAGCGCACTGGCTGGCAACCCTACAGCATCAAGGTGGGAGACAGGTACTTTGCCTATGACCGAACTGATCCTATCGGCACGTCATTGGGCTTGGCAGCCGATTTGGTGGAGATTCTGTCGAATATGGATGACGAGGACGCGCTGTCTGATTCTGAAGTCGAGTCCGTGCAGGCCGCCATTGCCATGTCCATCGCCAACAACGTGATGAACAAGACCTACCTCACGGGCGTATCCGACCTCATGACGGCAATGTCCGACCCGGAGCGATACGGTCAGAACTATTTCGAGCGGTTCGCCGGCTCCGTCGTGCCAGCAGGCGTGGCTAATGTAGCGCGCGCCATGGATCCCTATGCTCTGGAAGCAAACACGATGCTGGAGCGGATCAGAAGCCGCATTCCGGGCTTGACCGCAGACCTGCCGCCGCGCCGCGATCTGTGGGGTGAGCCGATCACTTACCGGTCGGGCCTGGGTGCCATCTATGACTCGTTCAGCCCTATCTACAGCCGCCGAGAGAAGCCCAGCCCTATCGATGAGGAAATGTTGCGGCTGAGCGAGAGCATTGACAATGCCTTCGTGCAGATGCCGTCGCGCAACACGTCATTCAATGGGGTGGTGATCAATCTTGACCGTTACCCAGGGGCGTATAGCCGGTTTGTGCAGTTGGCGGGGAATGAGACGGTCGAAGCCAGGTACGGAGCTCCGATGCCCGGAAAGGGAGCCAAAACCTATTTGGATGAAATGGTTGCCGGCGAAGGCGGGGCGTCGGTCCAGTATCGCCTGCTCAGCGATGAGGCCAAGGGAGAGATGATCAAGAACATCGTGTCGAAATACCGGGCGGCGGCCAAGAGGCAGCTTCTGGCGGAATACCCGGCAATCGCCGAAGCCATCAAAGAGAAACAGGACGCCAGAGGAAAGGCCAGCCTGGAAGCGCTGTCCGCTCAGTGACGCAGGGAGGAATACTCAACCGTGAAGCGACTGGCACCGCAGCGTCTTTCGTACACGGCGCGGGTATCTCCCTTTGTCCATGCAATAGTTTCCATGACCCCACGGGCATAACTCATTCCGCAATCACGCGGCGGGATGACCTCCGAGAACGTAGGCTTGCCGAATTTTTCAGCAAGCTCATTCTTGGCCGCATCCGAACAATGCAATGAGGCATCTTCCGTTGCCCCGTGCAGACCTCCATCGTCGTTGAAGCGGAGTCCAACTTGATAGAAGCATGGGCCTTCGCGTAGGGTGCCGCTGATCTGCTGTGGCGGCAGCGTCCTATCCTTAACCCTTGGGTGTTGACCGTAGTGGAGCATTCTGGCGGCAGCTCTCTCTCTAGGGTCAGAAATGGCATCAAAATCAGGGGGAGGGGAGCTATCGACCATGCGCCACTTGAACTCTACATCACTAAGCCTCTTTGCCGCATGGTCATGGGGGGTCTGCCACGCGATGCCGCGCCACCCATCTGCCTGTGGCTGTGGGCCACACCCTACCACTCCTACCGCCAGCGCCAGCAGCAACGCCTTCATTCGTCCTTCTCCTTGGCAGCGTGATCTTCCGCAGCTCTGCCACGGGCTTCCCCGTTGCGTCGTTCGATTCGCTCACGCAGGTCCTTAAGGCTGCGGTCCCTGGCCTCCACTGCCTGCTTCAGCTGGTCTTCATATTTCTTGGCCTCTTGCTCCAGCCAACGATCAGCGTATCGGTAATTCAGGATTGCTTGGCGCCATTCAGTTTCATCGATTTGAAATTGGTCGAGGTCAAGACTGTGATCATCCGCAAATTTTCCCAGCTCAACCAGCGCGTCTTCCATCATCGCTGCAAGGCGAGACAGTTGAACAGTGAGCGCGTGGTTCTTGAACTGCTCTTCCGCGAGTTCCGCTTGTAGCCTAGCAGCAAGCACGATCAAGTCCGGAGCGCCGGTTTGACCTTCAACTGGGTCAAATGTGCGCTCTAAGCGCTCCCGAATCTCGTCAGTCATGTCATCAGGATCAACGACTGGCACTCCTGTGCGCGAATGCGCGGACTCGACCAGTTTGTCGATGAGTCGAGAGGGTAGTTTGACGCTCAATCCCCTTTCGAGCCCTTTGGTCGCCAGTTCCCGGCGATCCACTCCAAGTGCAGCCGCCAGCTTTGCGATGATCTCGGCGCGTGGATACGACTTCCCGAGTTCGTATCGAGACAACTGGGCAGGCGCTATGCCAGCAAGGTTTGCGAGTTCGAGTTGAGAAAGCCCGCGCTCCCCGCGTAATAGTCGCAGTCTTTCAGGCAGGTCGTCTTTATTAGTCACAATCAATCATTTATAGTATTGAGTAGTCGAAAATAATCAATTACGATTGATTTTAGAAGGATCATTTTGAACTGAAATCGACTATTGACTAAAGAGAGTACTTTCATGGAACAGGAATCGCAAGACGCAACTCGCAAGCCCCTCACGTTCAAAGTACCCCAAGGTGTTCGGGCTTGGCTGGAGCAAGAGGCAAAGGCAGGCTACCGTACGTTGGGTGGTCAAGTATTGCTCATTATCGAGCAGGCAATGCGCGCGAAAACGACTGGGGCCCGCCAATGACTGCCATCCCCCTCCAGATCGTCCGCGGCGAGCCGCGTGCGGATACGCGCATACTGGCTGCTCAGCTTGGCATCCAGCCGGGCAATGCCTACGCAACGGTCAAGAAGTACACATCTGACTTCGAACAATTTGGAAAGGTCCTGTTTGAAACGGGACCTTCTCCCGAAAGCAGAACAGGGCAGACGGAAAAGTTCGCGTTGCTCAACGAAGACCAGACCTATCTGCTGCTGACCTTCTCGCGCAATACGGCGAAGGTGAGACAGTTGAAGGTCAACCTGGTGAAGGCTTTTAAGCAGGCGCGGATTGGCGGTAAGCGCACGACCACGCACGACCGGCTGCCCATGCAACACAAGGTGCTGGACATCGCGGTTGAGCGCCGCCTGGCACCGTCAGCAGTTCAGGGCAACGTGAATCGCTACATGGGGGTCAAGCGCAGCCGGTATGCGTCGTTGCAGCAGGTCGGCGATGGTCTTGGGTACTGCGACCGGCTGCTTGCGCGGGAGGAAACGGACGGCGACATGCAGCGCATCAGTATCAATCATTCCGCGCTCTATGGTGAATCGCGGCAACTGCCGCTGCTTGGTATGGGGGTACGGAAATGAGCCGGGGCGATCCTCAATTCAAGCTTCGGATGTCTGGGCCGCTGCTGGAGGCTGTCAAAGCCCAGGCCCAGCACAACCGCCGTTCAATGAACGCCGAGATCGTGCTGATGATCGAAAGGGCCCTTGAAATTACCCACTCCGATTTGCCATCATGTTCTGAAGCCCAGCAACCGGAGTCGCCATGTCAAGGCTGAAATGCTCTACCGATCAGCGTAGCGGAAATGGCAGAAAAGTTTTTGAATGGCGATGTGGTCTGACATATTGGTTTGGCAGACCAAAAGGAAACGCCCCGCTGGCGGCAACCGGCGAGGCGTTAGATGTGCGGCAAACCATTGACGAATAAGGAAAACCACATGAAAGACGGTAGCATCATTTTAGATGATAAGCAACGGGTGTCGACGGTGACGTATCTCCCTACTGCCCATTTGCCCCCTGTGGCTAATCCAGCGCGGCGTGGCCGCCTGCCGAACGGAGTGACCTCAATCCGGGCCCGAAGTGCCGTTACGCTTCCGGCACCTGCCGCTTCAATGGCTGAGGATCCGATTGTGTCCATGCGGAGAATGCTCCTGTCCATGCAGGCCTCCTTGGACTTCGCTGCCTCAATGCTGGCTGAGCATGAGAGGGGTCAGCTTCAAGCTACGTAGATGTGCCTCGCCGGGCTATACCCGCCGCATGGAGCAGCGCGCCCGGCGTGACTTCAATCAGCAGTATTGGGCGTCGCCCGATGGGCGGCGAGTGAGGGCGCCGGACCTGGCGACGGCGGTTGGACAGTGAGTCGCTATCTCGAATGCCACTGGTTGGGAGGGTTTAGGGGGTAAATCTCCCCGGATTCGAAATCATCGCGCTCTATAAAGCCCGCTCTCAGGTCATTTTCGCGAGTGATCCCGATGAGCCCGCCGTGCTTGTCGCGCCGTGCAATCATGCCCGTGACCGGAACTGTGTGGTGAAGAGGCAGCCACGAAAGATTGACGTTCGGAAGTGAGAGTATTGTGAGCTTCGCGAAATGATTTTTGTACATATGGCTCTCGTACGACACCGTAGCCGTGATCGAATGGCCGTAAGTAACGTCGACTTTCAACGTCTGCTGGTTGACGTATATCAGGCAAGGTTCGAGCAGCAATATTACGCATGCAACAAATTCTCTAAAGCTGCAGCTATCTTCATCTACGGCCGTATCTTTGATCTGTGCGAGGGCAAACAGTTTCGATAGTTCCGACGCCAGGGCCTCACGCTTAATCCCAGTAAAAATTGGAGCCATGTCGGGATCGTATTCCAAGCCATTTTTTAACCCTTCATAATCATGGATCAAAAAATCGTCGAATTGGGGAGCGACCCTTTGTATTTCATCGATAACTAATCCTTTCGTCTTTCGATCAGGATGGGCGAGGAAATCGCCCAGCTCTCTCAGCACGCCGCCTTTTTTTGTGTAGTCCCTGGATACCACTATTAGCAGCGCGACATCGTCTTGGTCGAAGGATCCTTCCTGATAGGCCGCGTGGAACTTGCGCACGGCATGTTCGCTATAAGTGTTCATATCCAACCCTGCTAAAACTGATATTTAGCAATTCTCGCAGAAGTCTGCGCGCGCGCGCGACCAAAGTAGGGCGCAATCCATCCCAGGTTGCGCCCTATGACCGTTTCCTCCGAAGTTTCCTCGTTCAGCTATGCCACGGATGGCGTCACAACGTCCTTTCCGGTGCCTTTCTATTTCCTGGCAGCATCGGATCTCCGCGTCTGGCTCCATAACGAGGCGTCGGATTCAAGCACCGACCTGGAACTGGGGAACGACTACGACGTCACAGGCGCTGGCCAGGCAAGCGGCGGGGCAGTGGTCACGCGAATTGCCCATCCCCCGGGGCTGACCCTGCGTGGTGAACGGCTGGTGCCGATCACGCAGGAGACCGCCTACCAGCGAAATGATCCATTTCCTGAGCGTGCGCACGAAAAAGCGTTGGACAAGCTGACGATGATCGCTCAGCAGATAGCGTCTATCTTCGGAATGACATCTGGCTCGAAGCTGCGTGCGCTGCTGGTGCCTTTTGGTGAATCTGTTGAGCTGCTGCCGAAGCAATCGCTTCGTGCAAATCGGGCCCTGGGTTTTGACGCCAACGGGGATCCCATCGCGATCCCCAGCACGCTGCCCGAGGTCGTGGGCGCTGTCGAGCGGGCCGAGGCGGCGGCCGAGTCAGCCGAAGAGGACGCAGGGATCGCGAGCGCTGCTGCGGCTTCCGCTTCTGCTGATGCTGTGCGCGCGGAAACCGCAGCCGATGCCGCCGCCATCAGCGGCCTGATCTACCCCGACACCGAAACCGCCATTACCGGCGCTCCGCCGAACTGGCCTGCGGTCGCTGACGGGATGTATTTCGAGATCGTCTCGCCGGACTCCGATGGCTTCATTGACCTGTACCGGAACGTCGCGGGCGTGGCGGTCTACGTGGACACCTACCCCAACAAAACCGCGCTGGACGCGATGGCGGGCCTCATCGGCCCCAGCCCGGCGCCGTCTTACTACGAGCTCATTGGCGAGGATCGCTTTGTCGTGGGAAAAATCTATCAAGATGGCGCGGACTTCCCTGGGTTTGGTGTGAATGGCTTTCCGCGGAACGAGTTCTTTGTCCGTGACCGCCAGGGCTTTGGAGTTATGTCTGTCGGAGAGCGGGACTCATATTTCGGGCCGCTCCATATGCGGCGCTCGGACGGGCCCGAGTGGCGCATCATTGGTGAAGATCGTTTTGTACTGCTCGACGCCCTGAATCCGCCCTCGGGTGGCAGCCGGCCTGCACCTGCGCCCAGCGCAATGCCTTACTTGTCGCAGCTTATCTGCGGTGCCTCGGGCGTGCCGCAGAGCCTGTACATGCGCAACATGCTTGCAGTGCGAAGCGATACCAATCTGGTGCGCGGCACGCTATCAGCAAACGCTGCTCCCTTCGGCCGAGTAATCACGTCGGATGACGAGATCCGATTCGATGTGTCGGAGTTCGGCCCTTCGGCAACGCTGACCACCCGCGCGCAAGGGAGTGATGGCACGACACGCACATGGCTGCCGCTGACGATGGTCAATGTTCCGGTGCCTGTCCCTGGCCCCGCGCCAGCACCCAAGATCCTGACCATAGGCGATTCGATCAGCGTGGGCGGCCTGGCGTCCATCCTTGGGCGGCTGCTGACGGACTGGGGATTTGCCCCGGCATTCATGGGCACCGTAAGCGCATCCATTGAGCCGGGTGGCATGTCCGCTGTTTCCGGGGAAGCCCGGGGCGGCTGGGAGGGTGGCGATTTTACCTATGCGGTCGACGATAAGGCGCTCATCGTGGAGGCCGGGGCTGAATCCGCGTACCTCGCGATGCCCAACAGCGAGCGCTTGAATCACAACCCGTTTCTGCGCGCAGCCACTGGCAGCGACAGCGCCGCCATCGTCCGCAATGGCTACGTGTTTGACCCCGTTTTCTATGCATCCCGGTTTGGCCTGGACGCGCCTGACATCGTGCTTATCGGTTGGGGCACGAATGATGCGCGCGACCGGCCCGCCGATGAAATCTACGGCTTCACCGTGGAGAACGATGGGCTGGTTTACAGCCAGATTCGGGCGGCCTGGCCCTCCGCCAAGATCATCAGGTGGTGTCCGGGGACTGTGCGGCACACAGTGCGCGATGCGCTCTGGAAGACGAGCTATATCCCAATGCTGCGAGCGCTCATTGCCGCAGCGCGCACGGCGTCTGTACCTGTCGCCCCGATCTGGGCCATGTCCACGCAAGAGGTTGGATACACCTACAGCACGGACCAGTCTGTTGATGCTGATCTGCATGCCGTTACCGCAGAAATCGGCGACGTTCTTCATCCGCGCGGGCCGGCACGCTGGCAGATGGCCCGGGCCTTGGCGCCATATGTCGCGGCCGCCGCTCTCAACCTGATTTGAAACGAGGTCAATAATGGGCACCGAAATCATCGCCAAAGGCGTCTTTGCTGAATCCTTCGCCACCGAGTATGCGCCGGTCGTGGGGCGCGGCCTGCAGGCTATCCACTTCCTGAACTCCAGTATTACGAAGGCCGCGCACAACTACGCCCGGGGCGGCGTTGATGCACAGGTCGCGGGAACGCCCGCGGAAGCCGCCAACCGGATCGGCTTCAAATCGCTCTCGAATTACCTACAGAGCAGCGTTCCCGAGTCCGAGGAAATGACCATCTTTGCAGTGATTCGCAGCGGCGACACGCTCGAAGACGCCGCGCATTCGCCTGTCGTTTGTGGTTCGCGGCAGAACAACATCGGCGGTGCGCAAATGTTCTTTCAACCGGCCGCTGGGAATTTCCAGTTCCTGGCCGATTTCTGGACTGATGCCGCGCATACCTCCGCCTTGCCGCGCAACGTGTCGCTGATCAACGTCACGGAAATCGACGTCAGCAACTGGTCATTGCTCGTTGCGCAAGCTCGGGTTGACCGCGTGTCGATCGCAAACATGACGACGGGCGCGAGCCGGGAGTCTTTGATTCAAAGCTTCGGGCGCCGGGTGCCGGACTCTACTTTCCGGATCGGGTCCGCCTGGCCGACGACGACCGCTTATGCCGGGAGCGTGGAAATGGCATTCATCCAGATGCACAGCGCAGCCCTTTCGCCTACCGAGATCAGTGAGACCGCCACGGATATCCGGCGCTACCTCGCTACGCTGCCCACCCCGATCATCGTCTGAAGCATAGGCAGACACTGGCAAAGAGCATGCCGCCATGCCCCAAAGGACCATAAGAATGAACAACGACGGCCTGAACCTTGCGGTCAGCACCGGCACGGGCCTGGCGGCCTGGTTGGCCACCTTCAGCGCGGTGGTGCCCGTGCTCTGGGGGATCTATGTCCTGATCCTGATCGCCATCAAGCTGCCCGAGCTGCACGAAAAAAACGCGATGTTCCGGCGCGCGTGCGCATGGGTCATGTCGGTTCTGCGTGGAGGCCGACGTGGATAAAGGGAAGATCGCGGCGGGGGTGGTATCTGCGGCCATCGCCCTGGTGGCGGCCTGGGAGGGGCGCTCGCTGATCGCGTATGCCGATCCGGTTGGCATCCCGACGATCTGCGAGGGATATACCCATGGCGTGAAGCTGGGTGACGTGGCCACGCCGGCGCGGTGCGATGAGCTGACCCGCCAGGAAGTCGTCAAGGCGATGGCTGTGGTGGAGGGCTCGACACCCCAGGCTCTGCCGGACGGCGTGCGGGTGGCGCTGGCCAGCTTTGTCTACAACGTAGGGCCGGGCGCCTACGCCGGGTCGACCCTGGCCAGGAAGCTGCGCGCGGGCGACCTGGCCGGGGCCTGCCGCGAGCTGCCGCGCTGGGTGTATGCCGGCGGCACCAAGCTGCGGGGCCTGGAGCGTCGGCGCGCAGCGGAGATGCAGATATGTCTGTCCGGGCTGTAGCCATCGGCGTGGCCGCCGGCGCGCTGCTGCTGGCCGGCCTGCTGGTCGAGCGCCAATGGTACGGCGCCGCTCAGTACGAGGCGGGTGCTGCGGCCAAGTTGGCCGAGATTGAGAAGCGCCAGGCCGCCATCGAGCGCGGCTGGCAAGAGGAGAAAGATCGTGCGGATGCTGAACGCCGGGGGGCCGTGCTGGCACGGCAAGCTGTCGAGGCGCAGCTGGTCAAGTCAGATCGGGATCGTGCCGCTGCTGTTGCTCGCATTGACGGGCTGCGCCGCCAACTTGCCCAGCGGGACGCCGCGTCTACCAGCGCCGGCAGCCGACCTGATGCAACCGGCCCCGACTGGATCGGCGTATTTGGAGAGTGTCTCGGCCGAGCTGAAAGCCTTGGACGCCGACTTGGCGAGGTGGGAAAAGACGCTGCAGGATGGGCTGATCAGGTGAACGGCCTGCAGGGCTACGTCAGGGCCGTTCATCAGGCGGCACCGGCACGATAGGCCCATCATCCGCACCTGGCTCGCGCATCCAGTACGCGCAACCGTATTGGGGTTGCCCCATCACAATCGGTCGGTCATCTTTATCGCAGACGGGATGCGAGCCGCTCCAGCGGCCATGCCAATGTGCGCAGGCCCAGCAACTGCCCTTGCTCAATCGCGGGGAGAATTGGGAGGGATACATCATCATAGAAAGGCTGTATGAAAACACAGTATATCTACGAAGATGCGGCCCTATTTCTCTGGCTTCGGATCTGCCTTCGCTGTCAGCCGCTCGCTGGGAAATTGGACGAGGAAGTCTCGCGTTGCGTCCGCTGGCGCCGTCAGCCAGTCGCCGTAGGCTCCCTCTGGGAGGATTACCACCATCCTTTTTTCTTTGCCGGGCTGGTGGAATTCCTTGAAAAGAGGGTGGCTGTCGGCATTGATGGTCAGCATTGTGTAACTGTCCGTCACTTCGCCGGCCGCGTTTCGGTAGCGATCCCACAGTCCTGCGATGCCGAGCGGGTGGCCATCAGTTCGCGCGATGCGGGTCGGCACCGCTCGTCCTGTGCGCCAGTCTGGCTCATAGATCGCTTCGGCAGGGATGATGCAGCGCTGGGCTCGGCGCCAAGCGTTGCTGAAAGTGTAGGATTTCGCCGCTGTCTCGCTGCGAGCGTTGAACGTTGACAGCTTGCCGGCCCTGTCCAGGGCGTCTGCCTTCGTCATTGCGCTGATGAGGCCCCAGCGGCCGATGATGGCCTCAAACTCTGGAACTGCCTCGTCGCCGCTGTCATGCTCAGGTGGGCGACGCACGAAGACGCCGTGGTAGCGAGGCCACATGTCAGACCTGGGCGGGAGAGGGATCCCGCGTGCGCGGAAGTACTTCTCCATCTGCTCCTGCTTTTTGAGCGCGGTGTAATGGCTGCACATGGACGCCTCCGTCGGGTGACAGCTTCAGCATAGCAGGATAGGACGAGCTCCCCATTTAGGCACGCCAAAATTACGCCAAATCGTCTGAGAAGCGCATAAAATAAGGCTTTCCGTGTCCCGCCCTTCGCACCATTTTTTTCTTTGAAATCAGTGGCTTAGCTTCGGATTTGCTGTGGGTTTCAAAGAGGTCGGCAGTTGTTGGCATGGGAATGGCAGCATTTCCTCAACAATGTCCGATGCGTCCATGGGGCGGGCCGCTAGCCGGTCCGCTTTTCGGGACGAAGTAAACGCGCCATCGAGCGCGGCGTGAATCCAACACGCCGCGCTCGATGGCGCGTTTTTTTTTGCTTGCGATCCATGGATTTTTGAGGGGGCGGGCGATGTCTGTCCGGGCAGCCCGATTGGTCTAATTGGTAACGTTGCTATCTTTCGCTGCCCAGGTAGTCCATAGTCGGGGCAGGGATACGTTTCCCTGCCAACTTAGGAAAGACATTGAAAACTGAAACGGGTGTAGTGAAGTGGTTCAACAACGACAAGGGCTTTGGCTTCATCATGCCGGAGTCGGGTGGTAAAGACCTCTTTGCGCACTACTCGGAAATCGTAGGCAGCGGCCACAAGTCGCTCGAGGAAAACCAGCGCGTCTCGTTTGTTGCTGGTATGGGCCAGAAGGGTCCCTGCGCGACCAAGATTGAAGTGATCTGAGCCTCGGCCGCCTGACGGCGGCGGTTCAGCTTTGGAGCCGACCTGGGCCTGGGCCCGGTCGGCTCTTGTCATATCCGGGGTGGGGGTTCTGCCGCCGCGGGCTATTTTCTCGGATGTGGCCTATGCTCGCCAGGTTGCTGCGGCACTCTGCCGCGGCCATCCGTTGATCAAGAGAGGTTGCAATGGATAAGAAAGAGAGTGCACCGAAGAAAGGCAAGCCGCAGCGGGCTGAGCCGGCGCCGGGCAAGGGCGGCTGGCCGGCACAGGCTCCCAATGCCGGTATCAGGCGCGCAAGCGCGGCGCACGACAGAAAACCGGTGGGTCGAGGCGCCTCGCGCGGGCGTTGAGCTTCGGGTTTCCTTCGTTGCGGCCGTCCGGCCTTCGGGCCGTGGCCGCGGCGGTGCATCACTTCAGTCGGTGCGCCATTCAGACTGTCTGAGCCCCCTGGCATGGCGGAGAGTCTTAAGATTGCGGGCAGCCTGGCAAAAAGGCCGCAAGCGGGTCCGGGAAAGGGCGGGAGCGCCATGAACAAAATTGTATGTGCCGCAGTGGCGATGCTTGCCGGCTGCGGGGCGGATGAGGGGGCGGCCCCGCCCTCCGTGGGTATGGCCAATCCTGCCTCGGTCTACTGCATCGAGGCAGGCGGCCGGCTGGAAATTCGTCAATCCGGCTCAAGGCAGGTGGGAATTTGTCGCCTGGCCGATGGGGTCGAGATCGAAGAGTGGGCCTTGTATCGACGGGATCATCCCGCAGCGCGCTGACCCGTGATGTTGCGGTTCCGCCTCGGGGCGTCTCCCGCAGACGCTTTCGCTTGGTGCCGGGGAAAAAGTACGGTAGACTTCTTCCCGGATGCATGAAGAGCGTTTTGGATGCTTAGGCTCATGCACCAGTCTATTGGAATCAACCACTTTGCGTGTTTGGTTTGGGGTCCGGAAAGCGGGCCAGGTGGTTGGTTGATTGAAGCAGTTCGCCGGGGCGGCGCCCCAAATCCCTACAGAATGTCCTGCCGGAGCGCTTTCGGCTACCTGCAAGGCCTCAGATGGCTTTTGGCGGGTGCGTGGGCGCGCCGTCGTTCCGCATGTGGCGCTGTCACAAGCCGGGATGCTGCGGCAGCGTCGTCATCTCTTTCTCCTGTCTTCTGGCTCGATGGCCTGGTCACCCTGTGGCGGTGGCCGGAAGTCGCGTGAGCGCTCTGCGTCGAGCCCATCGCTCTGGCGCAGAATGGGTTCGCTGCGGCCCAAAGATGGGTTAAACAGTCTTATATTTACTCAGTTCCATATTCGTTTCATATTGCTCCGATATTGCCTGAATATAATGCGTCCGGCCGCGAGCGTCGGCATTATGGGCGGGCCTGTTTCTTTATGGAAAACTGAGCCCATGGAGGGTATCTGAATGGAAATTCACAGCCGTCAGACCGGCGAGTTTGAATATGGAGTAAGCCTGCTGGCAGAGTGTGATGGCGCCAGTTTCGCTGTCTACCTGGTGCTGGGCGCCCCGGATCTCGATGCCATTGCCGACATCGTGCCACCGGAGGCTCTGGCAGAGGGGGCGGCGATCCATGCGGCATCGGTGGATGCGGTGGGCAGCGCCCAGGAGCAGATCGACGAGGTGCTCGAGAACATGAACCCGACGGATGTGGTGGTGTTCTTCTGCGCCGATGCGGACTGCTTCGCGGCGGCACTCGACTTGCTGGGAGTGCCCATAGAAGAATGA